GAATTAAATTTAATAGTATTATTAACATGGGATATACCATGGCGCATTATACTCTTAAAGAATTCACAAAAAATCATCAAAATTCCATATATTTTGATGTTAAAATAAAAGCACAGGGATTTGACTTTGACGACTTGTAAAATCATTATCAAGGATGAAGTAAATGTTAAGATTGAAAATTTAGATCTTGACACACGCAAAGCCTTGGTTAAAAAATTCAAGTATGAAGACCCCACTGCTCGCTTCAGACCAGCCTATAAATTGGGTCGATGGGACGGCACAGTGAGCTTCTTTGGTCTTGGCGGAACAACCTACATGAGTATGCTTCCGCAGGTCTTAGAATACCTTGAGAGTAAGAATTTTTATATTGAATTAGAAGATCAGAGGTCTCCCATCTCCCTAGGATTTGACGAAATTTCCACGGATTTTTGGGGTGATTTGACATGGCCCGAAGGACATAGATTTGCTGGTCAACCCATACGACTTAGAGAAGACCAAGTTGAAGTCATAAACATATTTTTAAAAAATCCACAATGTATTCAGGAAATTGCCACTGGTTTTGGTAAAACAATTACCACCGCAACTTTGAGTAAAATTTGTGAAAAATATGGTCGAACAATAACCATTGTGCCTAATAAAAGTTTGGTAGAACAAACACTAGAAGATTTTGTCAACTGTGGTTTAGACGTAGGCGTTTATTATGGTGACAAGAAAGATTTAGATCGAACACACACAATTTGTACTTGGCAAAGTCTTAATATTTTAGATAAAAATACCAAAAATTGGGACGAAGTAGCCTCGGCAAAATTAGAGCTATTATTGGACAATGTTCAAACAGTCATGGTAGATGAAGTACACATGGCCAAGGCAGAAGTGTTGAAAAATCTATTGACACGCAATCTAGCCAAAGCACCAATACGTTGGGGTTTGACTGGTACTATACCCAAGGCCGACCACGAATTTCAAAGCATCAAGGCCAGCCTAGGTGAGGTGGTTAACCATGTACATGCTCATGAATTACAGGAAGCAGGTGTATTAAGTAACTGCCATGTGAACATTGTACAAACTGCCGAATGGAAAGAGTTTGGCGCATACGCAGAAGAATTAAAATATTTGGTCACTGATGATAATCGTATCTCTTATATCTGTGATCTAATACAAGGAATAGCGGAAACTGGGAACACCCTGGTACTAGTTGGTCGAATAGAGTCTGGAAAGACCATGGTCGAAAAAATGCCTGGAAGTGTTTTTATTAGTGGTGAAGTAAAAACCAAAGATCGAAAGGCAGAATATGACGAAGTTAAGACTGTTGACAACAAGATTATTGTGGCAACTTACGGTGTGGCCGCTGTGGGTATTAATATTCCTCGGATTTTTCATCTGGTTCTCATTGAGCCCGGTAAGAGCTTTGTCCGCGTTATACAATCAATTGGACGCGGTATTCGGAAAGCCGACGACAAAGACTTCGTACAGATCTGGGATATCACGGCGGCGTCAAAATATGCCAAGAGACACCTCACTGAACGCAAACGCTATTACAAGGAAGCGAAATATCCTTTCACAATTCAAAAGGTCAAATATTAATAATGCAAATACTAACAATAGAAAACGAAACGTTTTATCTGAATGAACTTCCAGACGAAATAGATGAAGACATGCGATTTGCTGTTATGGATAACAGCGATAGCTCCAATCCAGATCACTTGTTTGTACCACTGATCTTTTTAGAAAGTTTTACAGGGCCAGCTGTGGTGTTGAAGATTGGACCGCATGAACTTACCATGCCATTAGATTGGTGTACCATCGTAGGTGATCCAGAAGGTCCAGAAATGGAAGTGTTGCCATTGACTAGTCTTAACGATCGAGGGTTTAAAACATTTTGTTTCAATCCACGCAGTAGTTTTAGACCAGAATTTTTAGACATTGATATTATTGATGTTTATCAAGACGTCAAATGGTACTTTCCTAAAATGCGTCCGGGACAACTGCTGTGTACGCCATTGGAAAAAGGCCCCAAACCACGCTGTGCTTATTTTGTCAAAGAAGTTAGTCGTCAAAGTGAGATTGTAGATTATACTAAATGTTGGTAATATGGGAAATCTTAAACCAGGCGCAACGTATATTCATGAACGTGTAGGTGATGTTGTCTACAGCAGAGAATTTGGTGCCGATCCCAGCACCAGACAGGTAGCTGGCTGGGATTACAATAAAGATGATCCAAATTTTGATCCCAGGACATCGGATGGCCGTACATTGATTGATCAGATGCGAGAAGACCAGTTATGGGGAGAAATTAGACGTGCGGCGAAATCCAATCCCACTATACAAGAAGCCCTGGAACGTGTTAAAATAACTTATTACCTTAGCAAAGAATATGATGATCGATATGGCAGAAAATAATTCAGTATTTGTTGTTGGCGACAATGAAGTAATTCATATCGATGCCTCCGGCAATATAGGTGTTAGTACTTGTAGTCCTGGAAAATATTTTACCGTGACATTTCCGCCAGATCCAGAACCTTTGACTGAATGGTATAAAGATGCTGTAAAACAAAAAGGACTTGTTCCACATAAAAAGGAAAGAGATGGCAACTAAAAAGACAGCTAAACCAAAAAAAGAAAAATTACTGGAAATTGGTCGAGTAATGTCTGCCATTGACACTAAAAATTATGAATTTTACAACAACCTAACTCCGGAAGAACAAAAAGAGTTTAGCCCTTATCCCTTACTTCGATCTGTCAGCAACACCACAAGTAAAAATAGAGACCTACAGGAATGGTATGTAGAAATGACCAATGAAATGGTCAATAAAAATTTCTTTGAACTAAATCATAAGCATCCTGGATTGATGTATAAGCTATACGCAACAGTAGGTACCGGCGGTACTACTTTTCACGGATACTTACCATCCCTTAAGTATAAGTTTGATAAATTTGAAAAACTATTGGGTGAAATATACCCTGCTATGAAAGCTGATGAGATCAAAATGCTAGCCAGCATGATGGATAAAAATGACCGAGAAGAGTTGTTTGACAGCATGGGATTTGATAAGAAACAAAGGAAAGAATATGAGTAAAGAATTATGGACTGTATCAGTAAATAAAAATCATGAAGTTTACATCGTGTCAGATGATCACACTCATGACATAACAATGAAGGTTGAAGGTACTTTTGTCGAACTAGATGACCTTGTTTGGTTTGCCAGCAATTTGGCAAGAAAATTAAACGGAACATTAAATGATAGCGTTGGTGAATCAGTCTAATAAGTGCGCTCATTGTGGCAAGGCATTTGTACAAGAAAAAACTCTTGTGGCTCATATGTGCGAAAGAAAACGCCGTGCGCTTCAAAAAAATGAAAAGAGAGTACAAGCTGGCTACATGGCATTTAATAGATTCTGGCAGTTGGCCCAAGGCGGAAAAAAGCTCAAAACCTATGAAGAATTTTGTGATACTGCCTACTATAATGCTTTTGTTAAATTTGGTTCTTTTATAAACAATACTAATCCACTATATCCAGACAAATTTGTTGACTATGTGATTAAAAGCGGAATCAAATTGGATCACTGGTGTAGAGACGACTTATACGAAAAATATCTGTATGACACAATAAAGACAGAGCCGGTGGAATCCGCAGTACAACGAACCATACAAAATATGATGGAATGGGCCGACGAACACAAAGCACAATTTGAACATTATTTCAATTATGTTAGTTTAAACAAAGCAGTACATGATATTAGAAACGGCAATATTAGCCCGTGGGTAATTTTAAATACCAACACTGGTAAAAAAATGATACAGACAATGAGTGACGAACAGTTGGATATGATTGCTCCGGCTTTTGATGTTCCGTATTGGTTAAAAAGATTTAAAGAAGTGCCAGCAGATGTTGCGCTGGTAAAAGAAATTTGCGAAGAGGCAGGTATTATATGACACAATTAAAAGGATTAGTTCCAAAAGGATGGGGCTCGGAATATATTTGGGCTACCAATGACAAGTACTGTGGAAAATTTATGAACTTTAACACAGGTGCTAAGTTTAGCATGCACTTTCATAAAGACAAAGAAGAAACATGGTATATACAATCAGGCAAGTTTATTATCCGTTGGATTGATACTATTAACGCAGAAGTTTACGAAAAAGAAGTACATGACGGTGCTGTGTGGCATAATCCTCCATGTATGCCACACCAAATTGAATGCCTAGAAGCGGGTACTGTCATTGAAGTAAGTACTCCGGACTCTGTTGAAGACAACTATCGTGTGGGTAAAGGTGACAGTCAAAAATGAAAATTTTAATCACAGGATATAAGGGATTTATTGGCCAAAATATGGTCAATGCGCTCAAAGATGAACATGAATTAAGTTTTTATGAATGGGGAGATCAAGTTCCAGAATTTGAAGGTCTTGACTGGTGTATTCATCTTGGTGCTATCAGTAGTACCAACGAAAAGAATGTGGAAAAGGTCATGCGACAAAATCATGACTTCAGTTGTATGTTGCTTGTGGCTTGCCAAATCAACAAGGTAAATTTACAATACGCATCCAGTGCCAGTGTATATGGCATGGGTCCAAACTTCAGCGAGGATGGCGAACTAAGTCCGCAAAGTCCTTATGCTTGGAGCAAATATTTGTTTGATAGACATGTCAAATCACAAAAATTTGACAACATTATTGTACAAGGGTTTCGATATTTTAATGTCTACGGTCCACACGAAGATCACAAGGATCAACCGAGCCCGCATCACAAATTTACCAAGCAAGCAGAAACAACTGGTGTGATTAAATTGTTTGAAGGTAGCGAAAATTTTAAACGTGATTTTGTGCCAGTGAGTGAAGTAATCAACATACACAAGAAATTTTTTGATGTTAAAGAAACTGGTATATGGAATGTGGGCACTGGCAAACCTCAATCATTTCAGCATATAGCAGAAACTATTGCTGAAGGTATGGAAGCACGGATTGAATATATTCCAATGCCTGATGATATCAAGTCACAGTACCAAAAATACACCTGTGCCGACTTAACCAAGTTACGGAAATATTATCCATGACCACGGTAATGGTTAACGGAACATTTGATATTTTGCATCCTGGACATGTGGCGTTGTTAAACACTGCCCGTAGTTATGGTGATTATCTTGTTGTGGCAATAGACACAGATCGACGTGTTAAAGAACTTAAAGGCCACAAAAGACCAATCAACAATCAAAATTTTAGACGTACTATGTTATCAAATCTTAAAGCTGTGGATGTTGTAGAATTTTTTGATAGTACAGAAGAATTAATTGAACTGATGAAAATGTATAAACCAGATGTGTATGTCAAGGGTAGTGACTGGAAAACGGACACACAATCCACAGCACATCAATATTGTAAGGAAGTAGTTTATTATGACAGAGTTGGCGACTATTCAACCAGCAAGATCATTCAAGATATTATTATTGGGTGACAGTTGTACTGACGAGTACTATATAGGTACTTGCGATAGACTAAATCCCGAAGCACCTGTTCCCATTATGAATATTCGGGACCACTATACCACACCGGGTATGGCCAGTAATGTATATAAAAATTTAACCACATTAGGTTGCAAAGTTGATTTTATTACCAATGCGGAAACAATTACAAAGACACGTTACATTGATAAAAAATCTGGTCAACATTTATTAAGAGTAGATAATGACTGTGAACTAACTCCCTGGAGTGGCCGCACTACACTACCTTTAGAAACTTATGATGCCATTGTAATGAGCGATTACAATAAAGGATTTTTAACATATTCAGAAATGCAACATGTATGTAGATCGTTTGATGGCCCAATTTTTATTGACACCAAAAAAACAGACCTAAGACGATTTAATCCTGCTTTTATCAAAATTAATGAATTAGAATATAGCAAACGAACTAGCGAAGCCAGTAATATGATTATTACTCTAGGTGGACGAGGTGCTATGTATAAAAAAGATTTTCTAACAGCGGTTTACGATGGATACCCTGCCGAAATAGTGGATGTATGCGGATGTGGTGATACCTTTTTATCAGCATTGACTTATCAATACCTAATGACAAAGGATATAGATAGTGCTATAATATTTGCTAATGCCGCGGCCAGTATCACAGTACAACACCGAGGAAATTATGCCCCAACATTGGACGAAATAAATGCCAGACATTGATATCGATTTTGCCGATAGAACGCAGATACTTGATGTAATTAAACATGTACCAGCAACCATCGACGGAGTCAAAAAACACAATACAGGAATTTATGTACAGGAGATTCCAGTTAATCCATTGACTGGACAATCCAGTATTGAATATAAGATCGCTGAAGCAAGGGGCTATTTTAAGATAGATTTTTTGAATGTCAGCATATATAAAGACATCAAAAATGAAGAACATTTAAACACATTACTATCAACGGAGCCATTATGGGATCTACTAGAACAAGAAGAATTCACGAATCTCTTATTTCACGTGAATGGTCACGGGCACATCTTGAAGACGCTGAAACCGAAAACAATAGAAGAGCTCGCGGCCTGCTTGGCAATAATACGCCCAGCAAAAAAACACCTCTTAGACAAGAGCTGGAACGACATATTCGCAGAAGTATGGACGAAGCCGACGACTGACGACTATTATTTTAAAAAAGCACACGCTGTGGCCTACGCAATGGCTATAGTTGTTCAAATGAATTTGATCTGTGAGAGAATTAGCTACGAATACTCTTAGGAGTTCTAACCAGTTGAATTGATTTGCGTTTGATCCGCTTTTCCGCAATCTCTCTTAAATTAACACTGGGTCCAAAGATTAGTTCAACATCTTTGCTGTTAAAAGTTTTAATGGTATACTTGAACAACTGCATTTGTTGTTTAAGGAAAATATTAATGGGAATTCTACGATTGCTTTCCCACCACCAAGTTTCTCCCATTTCTAAAAAAAGCTGTCGTTCTGCGGAGGTTTTGATCAGTGAAATGTCGTAGATAGTGGCCACGTATTCGTCAAAATTTATTATGATTCCGACATACTCTGTATTATTTGATTTGATACAGGAAACAAAGGGATAGTTTTCTTGGAAGGTTTCTGGGGTTACCATTATTAATAAATACTCTTATGCAAAGTTTACCAATCTATTTATATCCAAATATACTCGAGGTCATATTAGATTTGGATCCAACTACTCGAGGAGTCAATCAGGTTATGTATCAACGTGAACTAACAATACAAAAAGGTATTAAAAACAATATAAGAATACAATTTAAGAACAGCGACCAAAAATTGGTAACTGTGTCTAGTAGTTCCGTGTTTGTGTTTAACATGTTTGATGCCACAACTCAAAGACAGTTGTTGAGAAAACAATTAACAATCTTAGATGATACAATGTTGGCAAATACTTCAGCAGATCAACCTGTGACTGGCAATACATTGACATTTACCAACACCAATGGCATTGCTATAGGACAGACTGTAAGTGGTTTTGGAATAACACCAAATAGCACAGTGGTCAACGTATCAACTAACACTGTCACCTTGAACCATTTGACAACCTATCCAGTATCTTCCTCAACTTCATTGACTGTTGCAACTCTAGCTCTACGTGGGACCGCACAACTATCACTAACTGAAAGCGACACATTAGGTTTAGATATAGGGCCTTATCAGTACTCGGTGACCTACATGGATATGACTGATGGCACATTTTTACCCACATATTCTAACACCTATTACAATGTTGCTGGTATAGTAAATGTGGCACAAGATGCGTACCCTGTACTTCAGCCCAGTCAGGAAATCACTGCTTTCTTAAAAACCTATAATTCTCATACTCAGTTATATGAATGGAAAAGCGGCAATGTCTATGCCTATCCAGAGTATAATTCAAACTCAGCTCTTCAAACCGCGGCCATGTACATGACCAATTTCCGAGGACAAGTGTTTATCCAAGGCACATTAAGCAATCAACCAGACAGTTACAACAAATACTTTACCATCGCTGCCAATACCTATAATGGGTTCAGTGGAGTTGACTATGTGAATTTCAACGGTATCTATTCTTATATTAGAATCATGTATATCCCTACCAAAGGCCCTTTGGATTCGGACAACACAGACACTGCTTACTCCGGAACCTTTGACAAAGTCCTATATAGAAGTTAAACTTAATAGATGAATGACATACAGTCGACTCTATTAACATTACTGCCTCCAAAAAGAAAATCTACACCCAGTGGATGGACTAGCTTTGATGCTGTGTGTTGCCATAACAATGGAAATACTCGAGACACTAGAAAACGTGGCGGAGTACTAATAAATTCAGATGGCGGATTTCAGTATCACTGCTTTAACTGTAATTTCAAAGCGGGCTGGACTCCGGGCAAACTATTAAGTAAAAATACCAAAAATTTATTCAAGTGGTTGGGCCTATCTGAATCTGATATTGGCAAGTTAGGGTTGGCCGCTCTTAAAATCAAAGACGATCAACCTGTAATCAAACGTCCGCTAAATTTTGTATTGGAAGAAAGACCGCTACCTGATGATTGTTTATCCATCGATACCTGGGTAGCAGAAGATTGTCAAGATCCAGAACTGCTGGCTGTAATTGAATATATTGTATCAACTCGCAAAATGTCTTGGGATTGGTATGATTGGCATTGGAGTGCCACCCCCGGTTATAGAGACCGTGTGATTATTCCGTTTTATCATGAAGGTAAAATTGTGGGTTATACTGGGCGCAAAATAACAGACGGTAAGCCCAAGTATTTGACTGATGCTCAACCAGGATATGTGTTCAATATAGATGCTCAGATCAACAATAGGCAGTATACTATAGTTGTAGAAGGACAGTTTGATGCTATTGCTATTCAAGGATGTGCTATAGGTCATAATGAGCCTAACGAAACTCAGATCATGCGGATTAACGCATTGAATCGTGAAGTTATAGTTGTGCCAGATCGAGATCGCCCAGGTGCCAAGATGATAAAAACAGCCATTGAACAAGGATGGAGTGTGAGCTTGCCCCCTTGGGAAGATGACATCAAGGATGTGGCTGATGCTGTAAAAAGATATGGAAGACTGTATACCTTAACCACAATTTTAAAGTACAAAGTGTCAGGCGAGATAAATTTACATCTATTAAAGAAGAAACTAGAGAATGTCGAAGAATAAACAACCAAAACCCAATTACGATTACAACATGCAACGGCTCTACTTGGAAATGTTTCTAAGTGATGCTGAAACTTTTATCAGATGCCAAAATATTTTTGATCCTGAAAACTTTGATCAAAAATTACAAACAGCCGCTGAATTTATTACCAAATATGTAGATGAATATAAGGTCATGCCTGAAGTCAGTATTGTTAATGCCAGTACAAGAAGTGACTTTGCCTCAGTGACTTTGGAACGTGAAAACTATGACTGGCTGTTAAATGAATTTGAGCAGTTCAGTAGACACAAAGGCTTAGAGCGAGCAATTATTGCTTCTAGCGATTTATTGGAAACTGGTGATTATGGCCCAGTGGAAAAATTGATCAAAGATGCTATACAGGTTAGCCTTAGCAGAGACATGGGCACTGACTATTTTGCTGATCCTAGAAGCCGACTGAGCAAGCTCAAAGACAATAATGGACAAATTAGCACAGGATGGCCCAGCATTGATAAGAAATTGTATGGTGGATTTAACCGTGGCGAGTTGAATATTTTCTGTGCTGGATCAGGTGGCGGTAAGAGTTTGTTCTTGGCCAATATGGGTGTTAACTGGGCCTTGGCCGGATTAAATGTTATCTACTTGACATTTGAATTGAGTGAAGGCTTGGTCAGTATGCGATTAGATAGTATGACTACTGGCATTAGTACTAGAGACATTTTCCGTAACATTGATGATGTGGAACTCAAGGTTAAAATGCTGGAAAAACGCAGTGGACACCTACAAGTTAAGTATATGCCTAGTGGTAAAAATTGTAACGATATTCGGGCCTATTTGAAGGAATATCAGATCAAAACAGGGGTAAAACCAGACGTTTTACTCATAGATTACCTCGATTTAATGATGCCTTTGTCAGTGAAGGTAAGTCCCAGCGATTTGTTTGTTAAAGACAAATATGTGTCAGAAGAGATTCGTAATTTGGCCATGGAAACACAATGTATTACGGTAACGGCTAGTCAGTTGAATCGTAGTGCTGTGGAAGAAATTGAGTTTGACCATAGTCATATTTCGGGTGGTTTGAGTAAGATCATGACAGCAGATAACGTGATTGGTATCTTTACAAGTCGTGCTATGAAGGAACGTGGACGCTATCAAATCCAGTTTATGAAGACACGTAGTTCAAGCGGTGTGGGACAAAAAGTTGAATTAGAGTTTAACTTGGATACATTACGCATTACTGACTGTGAAGAAGAACAGGAAGGCAGTTTTAATCAACAGCGTCAGAACAGTCCATCAAATAGTGTTATTGATGGGCTAAAACGTACTAGTCAAGTCAGCACTAGCACTGAACGAAGTGATCCTAAAGAAGGCTTTGATTTTAGTAAGTTGCCCAAGCCGCGGACAAATGCTCCAGCAATTAGAAGTATGATCAGTAGTCTAAATCCAGAAAAGGATTAAAACCAAAGACTGGCTTGATGATACGCACTGGCATCAATAGCCTGTTGCCATTGATGTTCGCCACCATGCGAACTTAGTACTAGATCAACAGTAGCAGGTACAGTTTCCCAACTCATACTGTTACGCATGATTTTTTTACTGGGACGGACTGATAGGCTTTGTGCTAGCTCAATTCCTTCCCAACTCCAGTATCCAGCACATGCCCTAAACATGCTAGGGCCTTCTCCAGCACTCAGCGCAGTGAGTACTGATATATCGTTGGTTATGGATAACTCATCATTGATAGACACTGTTGAGCGACCTGACCAATCTTTACTGTGTATGACATGTACTCGATCTTGACCATTTGGGCCACCAAACCATATGGGATCATGGCCGTCAATATCTATACCAATTCTACTACTGATTTCTTGAAGTGTTTGGTTAGGGATGGCTTGATTAATTTGTATACCAATAGCAATGTCAGGAGTATGACTTACCACTAATATTACACCATGTTCAAGCGCATGGTGGCTGGTTCTAGGACTAGAACATAATAAGTAGCCAAAATAAGTTTTATTTTTAACTGTTGTCATATCCAATATTTATTGGAATAAATATCCAGTCATGATATCAAACGAAATTTCTAAACCCATAGAGTATCACAAGGTGCTTAATCCCAAACTGTGGGATCACAATCGTTTAAAAAGCAATGTTAGGGGTGCCTTGTTACGTATTGCTGAAGATTTTAAAAATTATATTGAGACTCCATTTCGTGTGGTAGACATAGTGATCACTGGTGGTAATGCCAATTACAATTACACGACGCATAGCGACATTGATCTACACCTCATAGCAGACTATGATAGTGTGGAATGCGACAGTACTGCGGCTGAATTATTTGACACCAAGAGATTATTGTACAAACGTGATTATGATATCAATATTCACGCTGTGCCTGTAGAGTTATACGTGGAAGATAAAGATCATCCTGCTGTTAGTGGAGGGTGCTATAGTGTGTTACATGGTCGTTGGATCAAACAACCCAACTCCAATCTTCCCGACTATGACAAAGAAAAACTAGAGCATATGGTTGCTGTATGGCATGAAATACTGAAAAATGCCACAAAGACAGGTTCTTTGGATGCATGTAGAAATGCGGTACAGCTACTACGCAAATACCGCAAGTTGGGATTACAAACTAAATCAGGAGAGTTTAGTATTCCCAATCTAGTGTACAAGAGTTTACGAAACGATCACACACTGGCAGGAATCACAATCTTAATTGATCGACTACACGATCAAGAATTAAGCCTAAAATAATTATTTGTGTTGGCTTACAATTTCAGGCTTAATTATGGCCTGTATGCCGTAAGCATCGTTAGTCCATACAACTAGGTTTTTCAGGGCTGTTATAGTCAACATACTGTCTAATCTCTTTTGTGCTTGTCGAACTTCGTCGCCCACTAACCAAGGATATGCTCCAACTCTGCTGGTAATAATTTGTTGACTTTCTGGATCAGCAATCATCTTTCGGGCCGCGGCAATCAATCTATCCTTGTTGGGGTTATTTTTATTGACCCAAATAACTTTTTGTAATACGTCCCTATAGCTTTTGACCAATAGCCAAGCATCGTAAAACTCGCCACTAGGATCTTTGCCCCATTTGGCCTTATATGCTTCGTTAAATGTACTTTGGCCCTTGGGAAAGTTTGTATCTGAAATTAACTTGCCTGTCTTAATGTCCATGAGTCCTGCTGAGAACCATGTTTGATTAAATGCCAATGGTTCAATTTGTTGTTTGTAGAGAAAGGGATTTTCTCTAGTAACATTTAGCTCGCCTCTGATAAATCCCAGTGCTGTTTCAGAATTTTTCATACCCCGAACATAGATAACATGTTTACGAAAACAATCCAAATAGTCTGCCATCTTGGGCAACGGTCCACAAACCATCATGGTTATGGCCATGGCATCAGGATTCATACCAGACCCTGCGGCAAACTTGATGATGTTTTTGTAGGGGTCCTGTGTTTTATTATAGCTCACAATGATAGTTTGATTTTGTGCTAGGATAGGTTCATAGTCGTTAAAATTAAACTTAACATCTTCTAGTAGGTATGCTTCTGCTTGCCCGCCGTTGCTGTACCACATATAGGAGTCATCATAACGATATTTTTCTGCCCATTTGTTGCCGGCAGGAATATCTCGAGCGCCCTGTATAATTTCTGATCGAATAGGCTCGCCCAAGGCCTTGGCCAGTTCTGGAATAACCACAGTGGGCCACCCGGTGGCGCTGGGTACTACCACAGTCATATCTGCCAGTGCCAAATTACAGGCACAGAATAAAATAATTAGTAAAAGTTTCTTCATTTGTCCTCAATGATAGTTAATGGTTGTGCGGTTAAAAAATAACCCGTATACTAGTATTATTACACCAAAAGCAAGCAGACACAAACTAATTGGATGATGCAGGAGATCTTGAAATTTATACAGTGCCAAAAATTGCCCTGTGGTTAGTTCCAATCTATGACTAAGAGTAAAGCCTATGATAAAACTGATCCTACTGATTTTGAAATATTTAAAACATAGTCCCACTGCGGTCATTATGGACAATATGGCATAATCCTCCCAGCCGCCTGTATAGTCGACGCAGGACCAAACAATCAAGGCAATCAAAGGGGCCGCCCAATACTTAAAGGGCACACGGGTTATTGCTGTGGCATATTTTATGAACGCTATACTGATAAAAAATGTTAGAACCAAACTTAGCATGAAACCAAAACTCAAGGCATCAAAAAATTTGTGATTTGACAGCAGTGTTTGGCTTCCTAGATCCAATCCCACATAGGCCAGTAGGCTCATAACCACTGCTTCAAAAGGAGCCGCAGGTACACCAAACAATACCGTGGGCACATAGGCAGTGGCCTTTTGAGCCAGTGTGGCACCCTCAGGACCAATTACACCTTTGACATTGCCTGATCCAAAAGGCATGGTTTCATTTTTGTTTGTGGCCACAGTTTGTCCATAGCTTAACCAATCCACAATAGCCCCGCCTATACCAGGCAGTATACCAATTACCCCACCTATGATTCCACCTCTGACACTGATCCATCGGTTCGCCCACCAATCCCCAAATCCTTGTCGTATTTGTAGCCAATTATCTTGAGATGACTGTAGGTATGTGGTTTTAATTCTAACAGCGTTTATGATTTCAGGCAGTGCCATCAACCCTGCCATGACTGGAGCAAATTGTATACCATCGGCTAGATAAAACCAGCCACCAGTAAATCGTTCAGCGTTAGTCACAGGATCAGTACCAATCGATCCAGCAAATATACCCAATACCAGTCCCAGTATACCTCTTGCCCAATACTGACTGCTTAAGAAACAGATGCTGGTAACAGCCAAGATTAAAAATGCCCACTGTTCAGGTATACCAAAACTCAACACCACATTGGCATAGTAGGGCAATAGTAAAATAGTTAACGTTCCCCATACTACGCCCTGACTCACTGAACTAAACACACTGGCACTCATGGCTCTGGCAGCTTCACCGCGTTGAGCCATGGGATATCCATCCACCATGGTGGCAGCACTACCCCCGCCTCCTGGTATGTTCATGACCACACTGGCAAACAGATCGCCCACACTGGCTGATACAACCACGGCAGTGGTAAACACAATAAGACTGTAGGGGTCGCCTCGGAAATAGGATATAAAACTATAGATAGTCAGCAAGGCTGTGCCGGCACCTGCCACAGGAATAATGCCAAACACAAATCCATATAGAGTGCCCAATAACAGCCAAGGTGTATATTGAATTACAAAGTCCATTATCTAAGACGCCACTCAGCGTAGATTCGATTGGTTTGATCCCATCGCAATTCCACAATTTTAAAACCAAACACATCGGCAAGTCTAATATGTTCTTCAAAAGACCAAGGATAAAAATCAATTAGTTCAGTTTCCACAGCACCGTGGTCTTGGACTCCAGGATTACAACGCCAATATATTCTTCCCTTGGGTAACAGTAGATTTTTTACTAGGCCAATTTGATTTTCTATGGTTTCCCTTGATCCAAAGTTTATGCTGCCAAGACAAAATGCCACATTGAACTGCTCTCGATTGACTCGAGCAAATTCCTCCAAGGTCAGTCTATGATCTGCCTCATCAAAAGCAGGATCTATGCCTATTAGATTAGGTATAAGTTTTTTGAAATGATTTCGACCACAACCAATGTCTATAACTTGCTCATTGGCGTTAATACGACTGGCCAGTTGTAGCCCAGAATAAATGACCCTGTCTATGTTGCTGATAGGCAGTGTGCTCCAGACTTCTCTGAAATAATGTGTTAGTTCCTGTTGATTCATGCAATCCGTACATGTGTGTCATTGGCAATGAAATCTAAAAATTCTTTTGGCGGGGTGATGCCAAGAATTCGGCATAGTTCATGATTGTCCCTGATGTCATTACCTGTCCAATATTTTAACAGACAATAGTTCTGAAGAGCAATATGTTTGGACATCGTGTCTAAATCTCGATAGAATTGATAGTTGGGATAGGTGATATTGAATTCACCGCATTTTATCCACCAATCCAAACAATCGCGGTCATTACGGTAGACTAGAACTATGGGGCAGTCGGGCCAGTTAGCCCTCAAAAAATCTATATGATAAACAAAATGATGACAGCGTATGATGCGTATACCCTGTCCTGAGAAGGGGCGATCAAATTCTGCCTCGCACTGTTCAGGCGTACGATCACTGAGTCGATCAAACCATTGCCCAAATTCCATGCCTGGATCAAAGTATGAACCACCATGAAACCCCGAAATAATTTCGGTACCCGCATGACTGTAGGTGCGATCCTCAGTATAGTCGGTGCTGTCAATGTCCACACTGTCTTTGATCAGTCGTGGTATACTGCTCCACCTAGAGCCTGGGGCGCCGGTTACAAAGATATATTTCATATCTTTACTTATTGCGGGGTATCAGCTGTGGGTAAATTATCTGGAAGGGTTAGGCTACGATCTAATTCAGATCCACGTTTATGCTGACTGAGAATTTCAGGAATATTGAACACACTGTAACTATATTGTTTGACCGTGGTCTTCATGGTTGTGTAAGTAGCACATTCAGTTTGATAAAGAGTTTCAAAATTTGTCATGGCCCAACGTTGAAAATCTTCAGTGTTATAAAATGCTTGAAAATTATTGCCCAGAGTGTTTTTATTCATACGGACTAGATTATCCAAGTGCATTTGGTATTTGAATATGAATCTAAAGTAGCCGGCCAGTTGATATGCGTATTCAACTGTCATAGGAAACTGACTTAATTTTGGAGCCACAGCAGAATTATACAGTGCTTGACTCACTGCGGTATCACATTGATGTATTCTAGAATGATTACTTACAAAATAGTCTTCTGCGGATAGATATTTGTCCGAATCATTCACGGGTGATTTATAAAAGTCATCAATTCTCGAATCGCCCACACTGCCTTGATGACATTTAAAAAATCTCTTGCCCAAACTAAAATTGTGCTGTAGTACGGGAAACAGTTGATCATTACAGTCACCAGTGATCACAGTCCTATTGCTTACCGGTTGTTTTAAAAAGTCAAAATGTGAGGGCATTGCATCATTAATAAGATAATTGTTCAAAGGCAGACAATCAAAATTTTGTCGTACATGGTCGTACATCTCAGGAAATTCTCTTTGGCTGTTGGCATCAAAGGCCACACTGAATTTAATATTGTTTTTGACCAAGGCAGCAAGTATGGCTGTGGAGTCAATACCTCCGCTCCACATGACCACAGGATTCAAATTAGCATAGCTACCAGCAGTCTCATCCATGATCTCTGCGTAGGTCTTGGCAGTGTAAGTGTCAGACGGTATGGTAATTGGTGATCCGGATAAAAATATTCCTGAACGGTCAGTGAAATTATCAGCAGGGTATCTACGCACAGGCAACAAGATCAAGGACCTATAGATTTGATTGAATTCTGAATCATTTTGAATACATTCAGCATCTAATGCCAAATCTGACATTTCTCTGTCGTCAGTGACGTCATATATGCTGACCAACTGTGTTCTTGGATCCTGAAGATCTCCCAATAATACCAAATCCACAGGATCAGTGAGTACAGTGGCAGCAGGTACATAGGTCAAAATATTACCCATATAGACCTTGATTTCGTAGTCCTGGGCATTGGATAGTGACGCAACCTGCTGACGAAGAAGATCTAATGTATCTGACATAATTTAATTTTTTAATTGTATCTAAAGGTTTGATAGCCGGAACCATTAGAATATGCGGGAGCGTATAATAGCCCTGTATTGGAAAATCCTCCCCATTGATAATAACTGTAACCGCCACCTTGGTAATAATAATATGCGCCGCCAGGAGTGGCTGTGTAATTATAACCAGTGAGTGAGTTGAAAAAATATCTAGGTGGATAGCCATTCATGATCAAGCCACTATAATAATAGGGGTAATAGTTGTAAACATAAATATTGAACACACTATAGCCGTTGATTGTAAAGCCAGGATTGTTATAGGTTTGAGATTGGGTGGTGGGGTTGGTGTTGCGATCACTGGTGTAATACCAATTCCAACTATAGTATAGAGTGGTACCATAACTGCGTCCGTAGAATTGGCCCATGTTGATGGCTTGGTTGGCGCTCTGCCCCACCAGTTGCTCTGGGAAGGTGTCTCCCATGGCAATACCTCCGTGATAGGCATAGAAAGCACCCAGCTCATAGCCGATGCCATTGGAGGCACCGTCGTTGCCTAATCCCAGTGTTCCGCTTGATGGTAATGTCATAGCAGTATTTAGCTGTGTCAATTAGTTGATTTTGTTCATGGGGCCCAGTATAATTACAGTATATAACCAAGAGAAAGAACACACAAAATATGCCCACAATCTACATAGACATGGACGGAGTGGTTGCAGACTGGGAGACCGCTGCCGAACAATTTATCCAACAGCAAAAAGACATCAACAGCCTATGGCCCGACGAGGAATGGCAACGAATACGCAGTCAAGATCATTTTTATCGGCACTTGCCAGAAATGCCCCGAGCACATGAGCTCATGGCTCTGGCTCGTAGATTTAGAGACGAATTGGGTTGGCAGTTGTGCATGCTCACAGCCATACCACACAAAAATGACATGCATGAAGTGTTCCATGATAAAATTGATTGGATGGCCGAACGCTGGCCCGAGGTACGTGTACACTTTGGTCCCTACAGCTATGACAAACAACATCACTGTGAACCCGGGGACATCTTGGTGGATGACCGAACCAGCAACTGTTTAGAATGGCGTGCCCGGGGTGGCACGGCTGTTCAGGTCACCAAGGACTACGATCTAGCGCTACTAGAGCTGGCGGAATTATTTAGAATCATCAGGCTCGGTGCCTGATATTATGGCCGTGCTGGTGTCACGGTCTATTGTCATATAACCTTCACAGGTCATATTCCAGTCGTCACCACCCCCACCTGATCCTGTGACGGAATCTGTGACCGTGAGCCCTTCTATGCGGAAGTGCTTGAACAAGAACTCCCTACCGTTCTCAAACACACGCCACACATGTTCGGCAGTGCCACGTCCCGCCTGTCCACGACTCTTGTTGAATCTTATGTGATAGGTGTTCATATGATCTCAGGCGGCTCGGGTGGGGGCAAAGGCGCCACAGCGAGATTGAAGTGTATGAAGCGTAGAGGCTTCTTACCACCGTGACGTGTAAAGCTGTGGGGCACATAGCTGTTGGTAAAGAACAACAAGCCTTCACGGGGAGCAAATATGATACTGCCACTGGCCATGGTGGCATCACGCCCATTGCGTTCAGGGAGATTGGTCATGTTCTTGCCTGGACGTGGATCGTGTAGCTGTATGATACTGGAATCCTTGGGCACGTCTAGGAAGTAAAAGCCCGATAGTTGACTGCCATGCCCATGTGTGTGATATTCCATACTGCTGTGCAGGTGATGTTCCTGGCACCATACCTCGGTCATGGCAATCTGTAGATGATCCATGGCATAGCCCTGACTGTTTAATATGTTCCAGCCAGTCTGTGCCACATAGTCCAAGAAGGGCCGTAGTGCCTCCTCGCCAGTGAGATTGGCAGTTTGATACACGGGGTATAGGGGATTGAGCTTGGTGCTCTTCCTAGTCAGTGACAGATGCTGTAGACTGATTCCTCGCAATGTGTCCAGGAAATCCTGTTTGACTATGGTATAGGCTCCGGTGACAAAGTGCTGATGTAGACTCAGTAGATCACCCTGCGGAGGTATTGTGGCCTCGGCTGCAGGTGTTTCACCCATGATGACTTCTGCGGTATGGTCAGTGGCAGTGGTTGATGTCAAAGTGTGGGCTCTTGAGGTGGTGTGAGTTGACTGCGATGATAGGCCGCGGCTTCAGCTGCCGCTCTAGCTTCAATGGCTAGGTTGGCCGCATCCTTGGCTGCGCGATTGGCTGCAGCTTCAGCAGTGATCCTTGCCTGTTCAGCTAGATCCGCGGCTGCTTGAATCTTGGCTTCTAACTCCGCACGAGCCCGATCCACAGCAGTGGTGGCCATGACTGATTGTTTTTTGGCCTGAGCAAACAGCTCCTGCTCAGTTTGTTCAATGCGTTGATATAAGGTACTAAACCATCCCATGAGATATCTCCTAATGTGTATATACAGCAATTATATAGGTATATTTACCCCAGGTCAATGTGCATGGTAAAAAATTTCTGTAAAAAATTTCGTCCAGGGGATCTTTAGAACGCTAGATAGTTTTCAAGCGCCAAATCTCAGTAGAAACAAGCTGACACTGCTTTCACGACGAAAAGCCACACCACAGTAAAAGGCCTGCTTGAGAGTCCACATATCCCACGTCCAATCCCGATAGTGTGGGCCAACATGACGTTCTAACCATGACTCCACACAGTTGACCTGTTCAATCCAATCGCCCTGTCCTTGGTGTCTAGGATCTTCTATATAGGGCCATGGAGCAACAGCATGATAGGGTAATACGGGATACTTATCCCAAAGCATGTGCATAGAAATATTTACGCCAAAACGGAAAAAGGGCCGAGAGTTCCAAGGGCCAGAGCGAAGCGCGGAGCGCGAAAAATTTTAGGGAGAAGATTTTCCGGAGTGGCCGAGGGATAATATCCATAATACTGAACACGGTACAATCCACAGCGCAGTCTACTGTAAAATCTACAGTGGATCTACAGTGAATCTACAGTATGCCCACTGACATCAAAACTGCCAAGACCATCCAAAGCGTAGAACATTATTAGTCACAGCAATGCCCTCTACAATAGTGGTCACAGTGAGTATGTCCCTACGATACTGGGGCAATTGATCAGCTAGTATAAAGATCAAAGGACTTAGCATAAAATGAAGATCCAAGGCCTGAGTAGTGGGATATCTACCTAATAGGGGATTGGTTTCAAAACAGGCATGATGACACCACCCCGTTTGAGCTATAGTACGAGTAGTGTGCCAATCCATGAACAAGAGAGCGCCTGCCGTATAAGCTAGATGTCGATCCTGAGGTGTCCAAGATTCTGCGGCGTTGAGCGTGAGATTTAGGGTGCTAGTGGGTTCTAATGTAGCGTCTACAGTGGTATCCCCAGTGTCAGCATGGGCAAACACGCTAGCACAAGTGAGTAGGAAGATTATGACGTAGCGTAGATATGGCAGCATGTCTATATTTACTCTTAGGGGCCGGTCTATGCATGCA